AGGCATCCGATCCAGATCGCTTGCCAATGAAGGTGAAGCACTTCTACAGAAGTGGGAGAAGACTGGTCTTCTAGAGGGTCTAAATGACGTTGCTCGCAACAACATGTCCCGTCTACTAGAAAATCAAGCTGCCCAGCTTCTAAAAGAATCCAGCACCATGGGCGCTGGTCAAGACGTAGAAGGTTTTTCCGCAGTTGCATTCCCAATCGTTCGTCGTGTATTCGGCAACCTATTGGCACAGGACCTCGTGTCCGTCCAGCCAATGAGCCTTCCATCAGGTCTCATTTTCTTCATGGACTTCACTTTTGAATCCGACATGGAAGCCGCCGGCGCAGCTTCTACTGAATCCCTCTACGGCGGCGGTAAAGTCGCTAAGGGTATCGCCGATGGCGTAGACCTCGGCGGAGCCAATGCTGAAAAGAGCTTTTATGCTCTAAACAATGGCTACTCTGCTGCTACAGCAAGCTCCACGGCTATCGGAGGCGGCGACGCCGAAGGCGTGCTTACAAACGCGATCGCCGCAGGCAGTACCATCACCGCGGAAAAGGCTCTTGCCGACCTCGAGCCAGCCATGTTGGCTCGTCTGGACTCTGATCCTGATGTGCTCGCCACATTGGGTGCCAACGCTGCTGCACGAGTAATTGAAGTACAAATGCTCGCCGCAGATGTTGCGATCCGTTTCCCTGGACTAAACTTAGACAATCTAATCGCTGTTGATATTGCCGTCGCCCCCGCCGGTGGCGTCCAAGTTCGCCGACTCAACCGCCGGGATTCAACTGGCAATTTGAGCTTCATCATTGTTCACGACGACGGCGGTGCTACGTATGCAGATAACGCCGCTGTCAAGGCCAGTTTCAATCAGGCTGACGCCTGGAGCGACGGCGGCTCAACCGGCTCCGTTATCGGCGGCGCAACCGCCTGGGGTCTGGAAGCAGATGAAAGCCTCAAAGAGATTGATGTCAAGGTAGACTCACTAGCAGTCACCGCCATGACACGCAAGCTCAAGGCTAAGTGGTCCCCAGAACTAGCACAGGATCTCAATGCTTATCATAACCTCGACGCTGAAGTTGAGCTTACAAGCATTCTCTCCGAGCAAATTGCTCTAGAGATCGATCGCGAAATTCTAAACGACCTCGTAAACGGCGCAACTGGTGGAACTCTTCACTGGTCCCGCAGCCCCGGCAAGTTCGTTGATCGCGAAACAGGTGCTCACGCCACAGGAACCAACTATCCTGACTTCACCGGCACCGTGTCCGAATGGTACGAGACTCTTCTCGAGACCGTCAACGACGTAAGTGCTCGCATCCATCGTAAGACGCTACGTGGCGGCGCAAACTTCCTAGTTTGCTCCCCAGAAGTAGCTTCTATCCTTGAGTTCACCAGCGGCTTCCGCGCCTCTACAGCAGTAGATAGCGACTCCGCCGGCTCTTGGGGTGCGCAGAACATCGGTTCTATCAGCCGTAAGATGGACATTCATGTTGATCCTTACTTCCCTCGCGCCCTCATTCTTGTTGGTCGCAAGGGATCTAGCTTCCTAGAGAGCGGCTACGTGTACGCTCCTTATGTGCCACTCCAAGTCACTCCCACCATCTTTGGTGTTGAGGACTTCGTGCCACGTAAGGGTGTCATGACTCGCTACGCTAAGAAGATGGTTCGTCCTGACATGTACGGCGTAGTTGTCGTTCGTGACTTGGTCGCAGATACCGCTGACGTATAGCATCAGCTAAATAGCATTTCTTAGGTGCTAAATTGAGAAGGTCCCGCTTGTCGGGACCTTTTCTTTTGCCTAAAATTAACCATTACTGGATTACTACCCCTCTCTACCTTACTAATATACCCCGAAACAAATATTGCTAGAATAGAAATACAGCCCGTTCGTCTCCGAATAGCTCTAAGCAACCTATTTAATAAGGTTGACTATAAAAACAGCGGAGATCCCAAGTATGCCAACTAATTTACAGCCTGCCAGCACAACAAGCGCCCTTGTTTTGCCGGCTTCTGGCGCTCCTGACGATGTTTCAGCTACATTAGCCTACAACATCTACACAACTGACGCCTTTTATTCCGGCGCTGCCGACCAAGTTGCTTATACTTACAATAAGTTGGGCGGCAACGTCCTTGATCTAGAGATTACTCCTTCAATCGTTTATAACGCTTACGAAGAGTCTTGTCTGGAATACTCATATCTCGTGAACACACATCAAGCTAAGAATGTGCTGTCATCTTTGCTCGGAAACTCCACAGGATCATTTGATGAAGACGGTGAGTTCTCGGCATACGAACCAGGCATCGGAGAAAAGCCAAATCTCAAGTTCCCAAGACTTCAGATTGGGTATTTGCGAAATGTTGGAGAGAGCGTGTCTACATATGCTGGCTTGGGAGGCAACCAAACTGTCTATTCTGCTTCTTTTACGGCTGTAGAAGATGTTCAAGACTACGACCTCCAAGCAATAATCTATACAGCCTCTCTAGAAGCCGACTCTCCCTTCAAGGATCTTGTTGGGAAAAAGGCAATAACAGTCCAGAGAGTATATTATAAAACCCCCCAAGCAATGTGGAACTTCTATGGCGGTTATGCCATCGGCGCAGTCGGCAACCTTTCAACCTACGGAATGTATGCTGACGATAGCTCCTTCCAGTTGGTTCCGGCTTGGCAGAACGTCCTTCAGGCGTACGCCTTTGAGGAGGATCTTCACGTTAGGGCTTCTCATCACTCTTTTCGGATAAACAATAATAACCTGAGAATTTACCCCAAGCCATCAGGCGTCTCTCCGACTAAGTTTTGGGTAGAATTCCGAGTTACGGAAGAAGCCTTTACGGAGGAGGCTGACAGAAAGTACGGCGCTGACGGCGTAAACAACATGAATACGCTACCGTTCCCGAATGTCCCATACGAGAACATCAATAGTATCGGCAAGCAATGGTGCCGACGCTTTGCCCTTTCACTTTGCAAGGAGACTCTTGGGCAGGTTCGCTCAAAACTGTCAACCCTTCCAATTCCAGGCAACGATGTCACCTTGAACGGTCCAGCACTTGTCTCGGAAGCAAAGGAAGAACAGACAAGCTTAAGAACAGAACTTAAAGAAGCACTAGACCAGATGGTATACACTGCATTGGCAGAAAAAGATCAAGCTCTACAGAATAGCGTTTCTGATATTGTTCAGAAGATACCAACCGGCATATACGTAGGATAACATAGATGGCTCAAAACAAATGGACTCAGCCACTTCAGCCCCCTCCTCCTCTTTTTGTAGGAAAGGCTGAGAGAAACTTCGTAAAGCAGATCAATGATGAAGTCATTGAGAAGATCATTGGACAGCAGGTACTCTACTTCCCAATTGATCCGGACAGAACAAGTTATCACAAGATTTACGGGGAAGCAATAGAAAAAACGTTCCTCCCACCAATACGGGTGTATTCGTTAGTCGAATATACGGGACCAAACAGAAAACAAGAAGAATATGGCTTTGACAACCTATACAGCATAAGCGTACACTTCCACAAGAGACGCTTGACAGAAGATCAAGACCTTTTTGTACGTCTCGGAGACTTTGTCCAGTACGACCAGATGTTCTTTGAGGTTGTTGACACGTTTGAGCCACGTTATATCTTTGGTCAGGATAGTGATTTTGCTGACGGCACATCACTAGAGGTCACAGCTATCTGCCAGCAGGCTCGCAGCGGAGTATTCCACCCCGGTTCGGCGCTTGGTGGTCAACATAAGAGATCCTAGGAAACCAGCATGACTAAAAGAACGAAGTTAGACGAAGATTTGAAGGCGGACTACAGTTTACGACCCTCTACCTTGGAGGACATTGACTTTGCCGTTTTCAACTACATAAACGACTCTCTAAACGTTTCGTGCGATACGAATGACGGCTTCTCTAAAGTCCCCGTCATCTTTGCCGGCGCTGAACGAGCATATCAGATAAAAGTGCAAGAAACAAGAAAGAACGGAAGATCCCTAGAATACCCTCTTATCTCGGTTGTCAGGAACTCCCTGGCTAAGAACCCGGAGAACAAAGGAAGGTACGGAGTCTATGTTCCTCCCTATTTTGACTTCTATAAAAAGGGCGGCGCTGTTGCGATTGCAAGACAAGTCCAGCAAGAGAAGACCCGCGACCGTGCCAATGCCTCGGCTATCAAAAAGTTTGGCAAAGGAACAAACGAAACATATTCAACGTTTCCTTTTGAAAATAAGAAGATCGTATACGAAACTTTGTACGTCCCAACACCAACTTTCGTAGAAATCTCTTATGCCATAAAGCTTATTTCAAATTACCAGCAACAAATGAACCAGATGCTGGCTCCCTTTTTGACAAAATTCTCAACACCTGCTGCCTTCAGCATAACTCATGAAGGCAACACTTATGAGGCTTTTGTAGACCCAGATTTCGCCAACGAAAGCAATAACGCCGGCTTTGGTACGGATGAACGGGTTTTCAAATCAACAGTTACAATCAAAGTATTAGGACATATCATAGGAGCCGACAAGAATCAGGAAACTCCAACTATTGTCGTTCGTGAATCTCCTGCCGAAGTCGTAATTGGCAGAGAAAGAGCGGTAGTCGGAGATGAACCTGAATTTCATGCGGGGAGAAAAGATAAATATAGACGCTAGCCATAAAAGGATATTGCTTTGCGTTTGGATTTATCCGCTACTATTTATTAGTAGCATTTAGTATGTCTATGCTAGTTCAACGGCGTTTTTAAAGACTAG